ATCCCCAGTGCTAACCGTATTTATAAAGCCATTTGCTTTCAGATAATCCCTAAGTGTACCTACTGCGTAATAAAATCCGTTCATTGTCTATTTTGTTTTATCATCTTCATTTCCAAATCATTCTTTTGTTTCTCAAATGTTAGGAAGGTAAGGCATTGGTTAATGGAAAGTTTAGTGACTTCATCGAATCGTCTAACATCTCCCTGAGCAAGTCCATAGATGCTAGAATACCAACCCCACCGCTTTCCAAATTGGCTTTGTTCATCGAAACTATTGCCGGGCTCTGTTCCAAATAATGAATCGTACTTGTTAATAATTCTTTCCCTAAATGCCAAAAAAAAACCATTGCCCCAAGAACTACGTTTAAAGGTGCATCCTTCATTAGTTCGGAATACTTGTCCGTTCCCTCGTAATCTTCAATTAAATACTTCTCCCCTAACTTTTGCTTTATTGGTCGATATAATACCGCCATAGCCTTGTGCATCTCATCCCAATTGATTGCATAATTATCTAAATCCATATACTCCCCAGCAGACATATCATCCAAGTTCGGAATAAATCCAAATGTCGTTCCGTTCAATTCAAACTTTTGAGATAGTGGTGGCAATTGCTTAAATAAACTTCCAATTGTATTAACTGCGTCCTCGACATCCTTTTGCTTCATTGCATCAACTACGTTCAAATCAATATTGCAAAAGATTTGAATCATTTTATGATTTAAGAAATCAGATTCCTCGTTTTCCTTTACAATCTTTAAGAACTTTTGGTACTGACTTAATTTAATCTCACTTAAATCTGTCGGGATTAAAATTTTTACTTTCATATGGTATAAACAAATTTGTTAATATTTCGTCTTAATAAATGTGATAATTGCCTTGGTTTGGATTATCTAAGTGATAAATGATATTATATCTTGCAGAGTCAATGCCGTGATTCCAATCATCAATGTATAACTTACTTGCTTTATTCAAATAGCAATAATTATTGAACTCCTTTGCTAAATTGGTCGACTGCGGATCAAGAATAATTTGATAGTCTTGCATCCTAACTATACCCGATTCAATTGTACCTTTCTTTACTGGTTGAATATTAATTCCCTGATACTTTAAATCATCTATTAATCTTGGCTCTGCTGAATCTGCAATAATCAAACCGCCCCCAACTTTGTCTTTCATCAACTTAGCCAAAACGTGAGTTTTTAAACCACGTTCATAAATTACCTCTTTGATATAAATGATTTTTTTGGTCTTGTCAATTGCCACTTCCGTCAATGCGTCGGGATCAATGGAGAATCCAAAGTCCATTCCAAAAGATGTTTGTAAACCATTTGGATTGAATGGGCCGAATTGCCAATTAGTAAACACAACCCCTTCCGCTTTGTCCAACCATCCCCCTAATATTGCGTGCTGATATTTTTTAGGATTGGTTTCTTTAATCCTTTGTACCTCATCTAAGAATGATTGATCTAAATGCTCAATATTATCTTCATAGGTTGTATGAATGTAGGTTGTATTTCCTTTTACCCCATTGAATCCACCTTCAACTCCTTCCTGCTCAAAGAATCGTTTATAAATCCAATGTTCTTTTGTTGTTGGATTAAAAATAATAATGATTCTATTCTGAACTCCTTTTTGACGAACCGATAAGTTAATCTTGTCAAATGTAGCCTCGTCCGTCAATTCCTCTGCCTCCTCGAGCACCCAATCCGTTACACCTTGTAACGACTTTAAATTTGCAGTTTGATCGCCTGACGATGTCTTTAAACCCCTAAATATTATCTCGCTTCCTGATAGTTTATTTATTATATCAGTTTTTGTTATTTCAAATTTGTCTTCTGATTCTAGTAACTCGATTTTTTGCTGAAACTCTGGAATAATTGACAAGTGCGCTGATGTCATTGTCTGTCTTGTAAATAAAATCTTGTGGCCCTTTTCGAATGATAAAATACTTATAAACGTTCCTACTCCGAACGATTTAGAGGAACCACGGCCCCCCGAAATTATAAAATATCGTGTATCATTAAATAACGCTTTCCACTTATCATTTAGAAGAATCATTCTTAAATTTTACCAAATCACTTAGGTTAAAATCTTTTACTTCGTGCGTATTATTACTTTCAACGTGTGTCATTGATAACTGCTTCAATTCCTCTGGCGATGCAATCAGTTTCATTAATCCCATTTGTAACGTTGGATTCTCTGACTTGTACCACTTTGAACGCATAGAAACTTTAATTTCTGTTTTTACTTTTGTTAACGCATCTTTTATAGTGTCTAATTTTTCCAATTCAAGATTGTAAAACGTTGCCCTTGAACACGGAAGGTAAGCGATGACATCGTCAATAAAGAATAGTTTGTTTTTCTCTATTGCTTCCAGTGCTTTCTTTTCTAAATCCTTTGGATTATATGCCATTTATACAATTGTTTTATTTTTAAATACTTTCCAATCCACATAATGATGATACCTATTAAATCTTATAACTGTTTTGGCATATTGTGGCCAAACAGTTTCTAACATTTTAGATTTTAATAATTTTTTTCGTGGATCATTTCCTTTATATAATTCATCTTGATTTCCTCCTTTCATTTTTGATGTAGTGCTTGTTTTATTTATCATATAATAAACACAACTTGCAGTTGTTCCATTATTGTGTAATACTTGTAAACATAAATCTACATCTTCATTATATTTTAATCTCCATCTAAATTGTAATTCATTTTTAATTAACATTGCTGAATAAACGTGGCAATTATATTTAAATGGAGTTTTTGGAATATTTCTTACAAATCCATCATATTCAAATCCAGAAATATCTATATTTTTTTTTAAACTGTAATTCTCAACATATTTTAAAGCTGATTGACCATCTTCAATTTTAGTTCTTTTACCATTAATCCATTTATCAAAACCTCTTATATTGTCATCAAATAACCAATGATATTTATAACCTAAAGATTTTGAATGTTCCCAACAAAAATTCCTTGCTGGATAACTTCCTAATCCAAGATTTGAAAATGGTAAAACAATAACTCTATTTTTACCCAATTTTTTTATATAATTATCTTTTTCTTGTGGTTCAACTACAATTAAATAATCAATGCCATATTTTTCGAATGAATTTGCAGTTAATGGATTTTTCCATCTGCCTTTTGAAATTATATAAACTGGGAATCTATTTCTACTTTCCATAATTCACCTTTAATTACTATTTTAAATCCATTATTTTCACAATAACTTTTAGCATCATTTTCAGAATTAAAAACAAATGTTACATTTTTCATATCTGATTTTATTCCCATTGTATCAAATTCTTCATTCATATCTAAATCAAATTCAGACATATCATTTTCACTTAATCCTAAAGACCAATTAGGAATATCAATACCCCATTCATTTAATTGATCTTCTTCCCATTCATTGGCTAACATATTCCAATCCCATTCGCCTCCGCTTGTATTGTCCTTAATTAAAAATTCTCTTTGTTTCTCCTCTGATAAATCAGTAATGATAACCGGTATTTCTTTTATGCCTGCTTCTTTGCAAGCTCTGTACCTCATATTGCCCCCCAAGATAATCATATCCTTATTAACAACTATGGGCCTAATGTTCAGCATCTCAGGGAAATCCTTAATTGACTGAACTAACTTTTTAAACTTATCGTCCTTAATTAATCTAGGATTATTAGGATTCAATTTAATATCTGAAATTTTTTTTAACTCCATAATTTAAAATTTTATACCAACTGCATCTGTGTTCTTATCAATCAAATCAATTTCATCTTGATTATTATCATAATGAATATCAATACCCAAACGCTTAATTGTTTCCCATTTCATCTTACCATTTGTGAAATAAACTTTTGATTTTGGTATGCCTAATTCATCCGCAACTTTGTAAACTTCTGCCGATGCTGATTCTTGCCTTCGTGTAACGATGTAAACATCCTTTCCTTGCGTTATTAATCGCTTGGCTAACGTTTGCCCTCTCTTGGTTGACAACGTATCATCAAAGTCAAAAGAAACTTTATTAGCTTCCGCTGCATACTTACCGCTGGAGATAATTGCTTGATAAACTTCGGTTGCTTTTTCTTTCGTTTCATAAATACAATCGCCGGTACCTATTCGCCATTTATCGTTTGAACATTTAAATATTGGCATCTTGATTGTTTTTATACTCGATGTAAACTTTACGAATGCGACTAATGTAATCCCTCCAACACGAATCACAACTCGTTTGCTCT